TGGCATGAAAGACGGCGGTGTTTCGGTAGAAATGTTCAAGATTTGGGCAACATCACAAAGCGAGATGATGAGTGCGTTAACTCTAGAGATGAAAGGGATCAGGATCGAACAGGGAAAAACAACTGTCGAACTAAAAGAAACAAACTCTCTATTAAGGGCTGATATTAACACGACAAAAGCCATCCTAAATCAACATATTACAGAGTATAACGATAATAAAATAGAAATTAATAAAAGGCTTTCTTCGATATTTAAAGAAATAGGCGTTTTGGTGGCCACCCTAAAATCTAGAGAGGGTGTTTACACAGTAGCTAAATACATAAAATGGGTGGTTGGTATTATGTTGGTTGGCGGTCTAACTGCATCAGGGGCGCATCTTTATGATAAATATTTTATTAAAGAGCCTAAATTGCTAGTAAAAAAAGAGGTTAAGCTTAATGATTGACCAAATTAAGGGAGACGAAGGATTTAGAGGTTACCCATATAAATGTTCAGCGGGGAAACTTACAATTGGTTACGGTCGGAATTTAGACTCTAAGCCATTAACAATTGATGAAGCCGAATATCTATTAAAAAACGATCTTAACGATGTTTTAAAGCAAGCCGTTAAGTTACCGTATTACTCAGTGTTAAGTCCTGTCAGGCAATCTGCTGTCATTAACATGATTTTTAATTTAGGTATAACAAAGTACAAAAAGTTTATTAAAATGAATGACGCTCTTAATAAAGGCGATTACGAATTATCTGCTATTGAGATGCTAGATAGTGAATGGGCTAAGCAAGTCGGAAAGAGAGCTGATAGATTAGCGTTGCAAATGAGGCAAGGGTAATGACTTGCTAAATAAAATGACAAATAATTAGATAAAACACTTGCAAACCTCAAGTAGTTTGATATAATGGATTCAGAAGTTAGGAAAACAACCAAACAAACTGAGGATTACAAAATGACAAACTTAGAAAAAAGAGATTTATCACAAAAAGAAGCTTTTGCAGTTTATCCAAAAATTGAAGCAGCTTATGAGTTAGGAAATTTTGAGGAAGCTGTTAGATTAAATGATTTATATGAGAGCTTAGTTGCTAACGCTAATAATTGGGAGCAAGAGCAATTAAAAGTGAGTACTCAAGAATGAGCGCATCTAAACAAGCGAAAGAGGCAGGGTACAAAAGCTTGTCTCAAGTTTCTGAGATAATCGGCAAATCAACTCAGACATTAAATAACTGGTATAATGAGAACCCGTCTTTATTTAAAGCGGTTCTAGTTGGCGCTAAAAACATTTAAAAGGTAAGATTTATGACTTGGCGAATATTTAAAAATAGAGCAAACAAAAGTATAAAGTCATTTACTATTTGGTTTAACACTATTGGTGCAGCAGTCTTAACCGCTATCATGCTAGAGCCTACCTTTGTCGAATACATGGATACGCACAATTTATCATTCGTATTAGTGATTGGTAATATTATATTAAGATTTAAAACCAACTCAGATTTGGCGGATAAGTAATGAGTGATGAAATAGGAAAAGCTGAAGGGGTTGTGATTAAAAAAAGGTTGAACGGGGTTCTTGCAAACTTTGATAACTTAAATAGGCATCAGCTTCACGCAGTCCTTTTAAAAATAGCTAAATTTGCAAAACCGAATAAAAGGAAAGATAATGTTTAAGTTAATTTGGATTAAAATTGCAACAGCATTAAGTGCGCTATTAGTTGTTGTTGGTTATTACGCTAAGTATCTTAGTAAAAAGAATGATAAGCTAGAAAACAAATTAAAAGTAAAAGATAAACTGGATGATATAAGAGAGCAGCAAGATAAAGCAAAAGAAGAGATCCTTAATGATGAAGCTAAAACAATTAAGCATAAGATTAAGCCTACTAACAATCGTCGTGAGCGCATTAAGCGGATGCGAAACAACAACACTCGCACATGAGAGTCTAGACTGCTTAGACCAAGCTAACTATATTCTTGATGATACGGTATTAGAAAGCATGAGCGAGATAGAATACAATATGGTAGAGCTTCAAGTTTTATCTTATCAAGAAAGACACAAGAGCCTTTGTAAACTAATTAAATTACATAACGAGTTATTCAATGATTAATATTTTCATATCGCACAAGGACAGTGCAGTCATACAATTAGCCTCCCTTGAGCAAGGAGGTTGCTTTTTATGAACGAGCTATTACATGAGAATGAAATGTTAAAAGAAGATATACAACATTTAATAAATACTAATAGAAGATTACAACAAACCTGTGAAGATTTAAGGTTTCAGCTCGGCGTGTTTGATATTAATAAGCCTAATTTAAAGAAGGTTGTATTTGATGAGTAGGTTTAAACACATACCAACAAACAGCGGCGGAAAGCAAGATTGTCCACGCAAAGCAACTAAAGAAAGCATTAGAAATTACAAAAGCTCTAAATTGTGGGATAATATCAAAGAAGAGAAAGAAAATAAAAAAGAACCTCTGTGAGGTTCAACACTAACGGCGGGGCTAATAGTGGGAAGTTTAACCGATAAACAATTATCATTTTGTTATGAATATTTAATAGATTTAAATGCAACTCAAGCAGCAATTAGAGCTGGCTACAGCAAAAAAACAGCGAGAAAAATAGGTTGTGAAAACCTGTCAAAACCAGACATACAAGATAAAATAACAATTCTTACGTCAAAGCGTAACGAGGATGCGTCCACGACCTCACTAGATGTGCTTAACAGGCTTGTTGAGATTGATAGCTTAGATGTGGCTGATATACTTAATGATGATGGCTCAATGCTTGCTATTAATCAATGGCCTAAAGCGTGGAGAGTATCAATTTCAGGTGTAGATATTAGCGAGATAGCTTCAATAAAAGAAGGAAGCGATCTTCAGGCTATTATAAAAAAAATAAAATGGCCTGACAAGTTAAGAAATCTTGAGATGATTGGGAGACATGTAAATGTTGGCGCTTGGAATAATGAACATAACGCTGTAGATAAAATTAAACCCATAACAATTCAAATCATCAATCCTAATGAATCATCAGATTAGGCCAACCTGCCCTCAGTTCGACTATATAACAGCTATCGATCAATTTCCCGCATTAGTTGCAGGGTTTGGCGCTGGAAAAACTGAAGCTGCAATAAAGAGGGCAATCATAGGTAAGTTACAATACCCCTCACTTAATAGAGGGTTTTATGAGCCAACCTATGATTTGGTTAGAATGATAGCGTTCCCGCGATTTGAAGAAGCATTAACTGAGCTAGATATTCCTTATAAACTTTATAAGTCCCCGCTCAATTATATCGAAATAGAAAATGCAGGTAAGATATTTTTTAGATCGATGGACACACCGAGTAGAATCATAGGTTACGAACATGCTGACGCTGATGTTGACGAGCTTGACACATTAAAAGTAAATGATGCCGCTGAAGTATGGCGCAGAATACAATCAAGGAACAGGCAAAAAAAACTTGATGGCAAGTTAAATACTATAGGTGTAACAACTACCCCCGAAGGGTTTAAGTTTGTTTATCAGACATGGAAAAGAGATCCAAAAAAGGGCTATAGGATTATTCAAGCACCAACAAAGTCTAATCCACACTTGCCTGATGGATATATTGAATCTATGAAGGCAAGCTATCCAACGCAGTTAATAAATGCTTATCTGAACGGAGATTTTGTTAATCTAACGAGCGGCACAGTTTACAATCAATTTGATAGAAAGCTAAATAATACAAGTCGTGTATGGGATGGTCATGAGCCTGTTTATATTGGTATGGATTTTAATGTCGGGAAAATGTCAGCTATCATTCACGTAAAAGATAAAGGAAAACCAATAGCAATAGATGAGATAGTTAACGCCTATGATACGCCCGATATGATAAATATTATCAATAGTAGATATAAATCATGTACAATTAGAGTGTATCCAGACAGCGCTGGGACTCAAAGGCGTTCAGTTAACGCTAGTGTCACGGATATTGCAGAGCTAGAGAATGCAGGGTTTTTATGTATTTACCATCCTCAACACCCTAGAGTAAAAGATAGGGTTAACGCAATGAACAGAGCGTTTTGCAGTAGTGATGGAAAAAGAGATTATCTTGTTAATATTGATAAATGCCCTACTTATGCAGACAATTTAGAACAGCAGGTTTGGACGGAAAATGGAGAGCCAGACAAAAAACAGGGTAAAGATCATACTAATGATGCTGGTGGCTATTTCATTGAGCATGACTACCCAATTATTAAACCAGTAAGCAACTTAAATATAAAGTTTGCTTATTAGAGGTAAAATTAT